CTACTGGGTCCATCTGTGCCCGGAGAGGCTCTTCTTTGCCGAGGCGAAGGTCGTCGATGGCCGGGAGCAGCTGCAGGAAGTGCGCTTCTACGAGACGGTCAGTCGGCGTGAGGGTTTCGCGATCGTTCCGGTCGAGCAGATCCGCCAGATGGTCCTGACGCCCTCGGGCGTGGAGGTCACGCTCTGGCAGGCCGTCAGGGCCAAGACGCGCAAGGTCGTTTGGTCGATCGTCGAGCAGTACCTGATGGAGATCGACCAGATCCCGATCGTGACCTTCTACAGCGACCGCAAGGACTTCATGCTGGGCAAGCCCTCGATCGAGGACCTCGCCGACCTGAACATCGCCCACTGGCAGAGCATGAGCGACCAGCGAGCGTGTCTCACGGTCGCTCGGTTCCCTATCTTGGCCCTCTCAGGTGCCACTGACGAGACCCAGAAGCTCGTCGTAGGTCCGCACCGCTGGATCTACATGCCGGACACGCAGGCACGGGCCTATTACGTCGAGCACAGCGGCGTGGCGCTCGGTGTGGGGCGGACTGAGATCAAGGACCTCGAAGAGCAGATGGGCTCCTATGGCGCCGAGTTCCTGAAGAAGCGGCCCAATCGCGAGACAGCGACCGCACGCAGCCTCGATACGGCCGAGGCCACGAGCCCGCTGCAGGACGTCACACTGCGCTTCTGCGACACGGTAGAAACGGCGCTCGAACTGACCGCCAAGTGGATGGGCAAGCCCTCAGGAGGCTCTGTGGACATCAAGACGAGCTTCGCAGCGCCCCCCGCGGGCGGAGAAGGCCTGCGTGCCCTCGTGGAGAGCTTCAAGAACCGCGCCATCTCGCGCGTTGCCTACACGAACGAGCTCAAGCGGGCTGGGCTGCTGGATGAGGACTATGACGCAGAGGCGGACGCCGCCCTGCTGCAGAACGAGACGATGGATCTCGGGATGGGTGTGTAGTGGCTGCGAACGAAGAGCTCTACGACTCGCTTCTGCAGCACACGGTCAACCTGCAGAGGATGACGCAGGGTGAGGTGCAGAACATCCTCGGCGAGCTGCGCAAGGCGGACGCCGAGCTGAACGTCCGTATTGCCCAAAGGATGGAGAAGACGGGCGGGGTTGTCGACTTCACCACCGAACGCTGGCAGAACATGGTCGGCGAGATCAAGCGCATGCGCAGCTCGCTGATTCAGGGCGTTGGCAGTCAGCTGGGAGGCCTCTCGGACGACATCGTTGAGAACACCATCAACGCCACGGTGAAGGCTCTCTCGAATGCAGTCCCAGTGGAGATCAACTTTGCGGCCCCGAGTGTCGCGACTGTGCAGGAGCTCGCTCGCGAGACGCCCTTCGGCGGGGTCGACATGGCGACCGACCTGCTGCAGTGGTTCGTGGATCTGGAGGAAGCCGATCTCAGGCGCATCTCGGGTGCTGTGAAGGCAGGCATGGTGCAGGGAGAGGGCACTCCCGAGATCATCAACCGCGTGATGAAGGCACAGGAGCTCACACGGCAGAACGCGGACGCGATCGCCCGCACGATGGTCAACCACGCCAGCAACACGGCCCGCACCGAGGTGTTCGTCGAGAATGCGGACGTGATTCAGGCCCTGATGGCTGTCGCCACGCTCGATGGACGCACGAGCCCGATCTGCCGGGCCCGGGACGGGCACTACGACGCCCTGATCGTGGGCGGGGACATGGAGAACGTGCCGCATCCGCGGATTGAAGGCTCGCCGAGGCGCCCTCCCTTCCATCCTCGCTGCCGGACGGTCATGATCGCCAAGCTGGACGGGGATGGGATCGAGGCCATGATGCCGGACCGCCCGTTCGTGCGGGACAAACGGACCCGGAGGATGCGGGAGAAGGACTTTCGGGCTGAGGCGAAGGCCGAACTCGGCAAGGGGGCTTGGTCCCAGCTGTCTGTCGATGAGCGGAACGCCCTCATCAAGAGCCGCCGGCAGCAGTGGGTGGCTGAGAACGTCGGGACCCTGCCCGGGGACACCACGTACGACGCTTGGTTGCGCAAGCAGCCGAAGTCCTTTCAGGATGACGTCCTTGGGCCCACTCGCGGCGATCTGTTCCGCAACGGGCTGGCGATGGACCAGTACGTCGATCTGCACGGGCGCCAGCTGACGATCGCTGAGCTGAAGGCCAAGTACGGCACGACAGACGACATTCGGGCCATGCACCAGAAGAATCTGGAGATCGCACGCCTCCGCGAGGCGAACACGGCCAAGATCGCGCGGCTGAACGAGAAAGTGAAGGCGGCACAGGCCGAAGAGGCTGTGCGCCTGCGGGCAGAGGCCGACACCAAGATCGCCAAGCTGAACGACGAGGTCGCCGCGGCCAAAACTGACGTCCAGCGGGCGGAAGCCGAGGCCAAGATCAAGCGGCTGAATGCAGAGGTCCAGCAGGCCCAGATCACCGAGAAGGCCCGCCTGCGCACTGAGGCCGACGCCAAGATCGCGAAGCTGAATGCAGAGGTGCAGGGCTCGCAGGCTGAAATCGCCCGTCAGGCTGAGCTGAGCCGCCTGAAGGCGCTCAAGGAGACGCGCGCGCCTCAGGACCTGCTCGACGAGAAGGAGCTGTGGGATCGCGACCTCATGCACCGGCGCTACGTGGCAGATCAAGCGGTCCGTGAGGACTTGATGACCGTCGACACCCCAACTGAGTCCGACTGGGAGTTCCAGCGGAATCGGCGTGTGGAGATGGATCAGCGCCGGCAGGCCTACATCGAGCGCCACAGGCCGGAGCTGGAGGCAGATCTCGCAGAACGAGTCCAGCGGGCCGGTTTGATTGACCCGCTTGAGGATGAGGCCTTCGTGCGTTCCCTGTCCCCCGCGCAGCAGGACATGCTGCTGACTGGGGAGACGGCGGACCTTTTCCGGGCTGGCTTCCAGCTGGACAGGCTCATAGAGCACGATCCCGTACGTGGGCTGGTCTCCAAGAGCAACTTCGAGCTGCGGCAGCGCTACGCGCGCGTCGTCAGGCAGCCCGGCACAGGCTGGACGCCCGAAATGCAGGACGTTTGGCAGCTGCGGGCCACGGCTGACGACATTGACGCCATCCGCACGTGGGCAGGGCAGGATGCGGCGATCTCCACCCTCCAGAACCCCAAGACGAAACGGCCGCAGCACGGCTACAAGAATCTCTCGAAGCCGAAGAAGTACCAGCCCAAGTACGCACCGGAGGTCGCGCTGGAGCACCTGAATCAGGCCCTCAGCACCATGCCGGTCTACGATGGCGAGGTCTACCGAGGCGTCGGGATGTGGGCAGACGACTTGGACGCACTCTTGGAGGCCGGGAGCTTCGAGCTGCCTCACCACAGCTCCGCGTCAGTCGAGCTCCAGACAGCCCACATGTTTGCTGGCTCGTCTCAGTCGAAGATGCAGATCTATAACAAGCGCGACGACGGAAGGCGCGTGGTCTACGTCATCAAGAAGCAGCACAACTCGCGCCTGATCATGGACTACGCCCTGCAGGACGAGTCGGAAGCGCTGCTGATGAAGGGGACCAAGTACCGGATGACCAAGCCGGCGGACATCACCCCGGATGGGACATACGTCTTGGAGTTGGAAGAGGTCGATCACCTGCCGGCGCCCGCTCCCAAGAAGCCGAAGGATCCTGCCCCCAAGAAGCCGAAGGTCGATGTCGAGAAGAAGGCTGCGGCCACGCTCGAAGCGGCTCGCGTCAAGGCAGCCAAAATCGAGGCCGCTGCACAGAAGAAGGCTGAGGCCACGCTCGAAGCGGCTCGCGTTCAGGCTGAAAAGCTCGAAGCGGCGCGCATCGAAGCCGCCAAGGCAGCCAAGGTCGAAGCTGCGCGAGTCAAGGAGGCGGCTCGCGTTCAGGCGGCCAAGGTCGAAGCGGCTCGCGTTCAGGCGGCCAAGGTTGAGGCGGCCAAGGTCAGGGCAGCCAAGGTCGAAGCCAAGGCCAAGGCCAAGGCCGAACTGGAGAAGCAGAAGGCCATCGCCGCGGCCAAGCGCAAAGAGTTCGACGACTACACGAAGAAGGTCGCGGCCGAGAAGGCCGAGAAGGCGCGCATCAAGGCCGAGAAGGCCGAAGCGGCTCGCCTCAAGAAGGAGCCGGCGAAGCCGGTCGAAGTTCGGCCCACTGTGGCTGCCAACCCCGCTCAGGATGTGTTGGACGAAAAAGAGCTGTGGTCAGACGATCTGGAAGGGAAGCGGGCCAAGGCCGATCAGCAGCTGCGCAACGGCCTCAAGACCACGGAGACCCCGAAGACCTCTGATTGGCAGGCCCAGCTCGACCGGCAGTCGAACATCGACGCGCGCCGTGCGGCCTACATGGAGCGCAACCGAACCTCACTTGAGAAGTCCCTCGACGAGCGCATTCGAGCGAAGGGGAAGAAGTTCAATCCCCTGTTCGATGAGGACTTCATGCGAGAGCTCCCCGGAGCGGAGCAGGATCTCCTGTTGGGCCCGATTGCTGGTGACGTTTTCCGTCTTGGTGTCCCACTTGACGATCTGGTTGAGGATGTGCCCGGCGGGGGGCTCCGTGTTATTTCACAGGAAGACCTGCTCCTGAGACACCCGCAGTCGGCTCGCACACCCGGGCGCGGGTGGAACCCTGCGCAACAGGACACGTGGACCGGGTTGGCCCCGAAGAAGTACAAAGAAGCGATCATGACGTGGACGGACCACGATGCCGTGCTGAGCACGCTGCAGAACCCGAACACCACGAGGCCGCAGACGGCCTACAAAACGACTGACTTCAACCTCTACAAGCCCAAGGTCCCACCCAAGCAGGCACTGGAGCACCTGAATGAGGCGCTCAGTACCATGCCGGTGTATGACGGGGTCGTTTACCGAGGAGTCGGATTGAGGGCGGACCAGATTAAGCTGTTGACCAAGCAGGGCGCCCACTTCTCCCTGCCGGCGCACAGCTCATCCTCGACCAGCCTGATGGTAGCACGCGATTTCGCGAACGATGCCGCCCAGAAGATCGGGAAGAAGGGTGAGCAGGTTGTCTTCCACGTCGCCAAGCAGCACAACGGGCGCATGATCATGGCCCAGTCGACGATCGAGGAGGAATACGAGGTCCTGCTGATGCAGGGGACCAAGTACAAGGTCACGGGCTACCAGAAGGTGAAGGGGATCCACACCTTCACCGTGGAAGAGGTTGACGGGGACTAGGTGTTTGCCCCATACTGACTACACAGAGGAGGCCCACGATGCCGATCAGCGAGGAAATGCGAAAGATTCTTGAGGCGCCAGCAAAGCCGCTGTCGCCCGAGATGGCCGAGAGAGTCGACCAGCACATGGACGATTCGCTCATTCTGTTGGTGGATGACAAGCCCGTGAAGGGCAAAACTGAGGAGGCGTGAAGCCATGTTCGAGTTCAAGCCGGTTTTGGACAGCATCGAGGGCGTTCCCGTGGATTTCCGCGGCCTGTACGCCGAGAAGGACGGCAAGTTCGTCCTGCGCGCCGAGGATCCGGGCGTGAAGTCCGCGGTCAGCGCGATTCAGGGCCTGCAGGGGGCGCTGGCGAAGTCGCGCGACGAAGTCCGTACGATCTCGAAGAAGGTCGTCGATCTGTCCGCCCTGAGCACCTACGGCTCGACGCCCGAGGAGATCGCGCAGGGTATCGAGAAGGTGATCGCCGAGGCGACCAAGGGCAAGAAGGGTCCCGAAGAGCTCCAGCAGGCTGTGCAGGCCGCCCAGCGGGCGATGGCCGAGGCACACCAGAAGGAAATCAAGGGGCTGCAGGACCGTACCGGCTTCCTGACGGGCCACCTGAACACGCACCTGTTCACGAGCGAGGCGCGCGCGGCGCTCGCCGAGGCCGGCGCCGTGAACGCGGACCTCGTGCTGCCGTTCTTGGAGCGGCAGGTGCAGGTCGCCGAGGAGAATGGCCGTTTCGTTGTGCAGGTCAAGGGTCCGGACGGCAACCCCCGCTATTCGGGCGTTGGGACCGGTCCGATGACCATCAAGGAGCTTGTGGGCGAGATGCGCACGCAGGAGCAGTTCCTGCCCTTCTTCAAGAGCGACAAGCCCAGTGGGGGCGGGACCCCCTCGGGTGGGCGTCCGACGCCCAGTGGGCGCAAGGTTGAGGACATGAGCCCGCGGGAGAAGATCACCGCGGGGCTGGCGGCTCGTCAGCGCGGGTAAACTTGACGCCAGCTTGGCGCTTGGCTAGACTGAGGACCAGACTCTGCCCACCGAGGGTGATCCAAGGTTCGGGCGACCCGCTGCGTGACGCAGTGCTCGTGTTGTGAACTGAGGTTTTACCCAACTGAGGAGGGCCACGAAATGGCTTCCGTAACTCTGGCGGAAAGCGCCAAGCTGGCGCAGGACATGCTCGTCGCGGGCGTCATCGAGGACGTCATCACTGTCAACCAGATCTTCGAGGTGTTCCCGTTCGACGGCATCTCGGGCAACGCGCTCGCCTACAACCGTGAGAACGTGCTGGGCGGCGTCGGCCTGACCGGCATCGGCACGGTTCTGGGCTCGGGCGATGCGAACCCGCTGACCAGCGGTTCGGCCGAGGCCAAGAACGCTGCCACCTTCACGCAGTACACCAGCGGCCTGACCACGATCATCGGCGACGCCGAAGTGAATGGTCTGATTCAGGCCACCCGGAGCTCGGACGGCAACGACCAGACCGCGATTCAGGTCGCCAGCAAGGCCAAGCACTGCGGGCGCCTGTACCAGTGGCTGATGGTCAACGGCAACAGCGGCACGGCGAACCAGTTCGATGGTCTGCTCCTGCTGTGCGCGTCGGGTCAGAAGACGACCCCGGCGACGGACGGCAGCGCGCTGTCGCTCGCGATCCTCGATGAGCTGCTGGACCTCGTGACCGCGAAGGACGGCAACGCCGACTACATCATGATGAACTCCCGCGAACGTCGGGCCTATCGCGCGCTGCTGCGTGCGCTGGGTGGCGCCGCCATCATGGAAGTCGTCGAAATGCCGAGCGGTGCCAAGGTCATGTCGTACTCGGAGGTCCCGGTCTTCAAGAACGACTACATTCCGATCAACCAGACCTACGGCAACGCGACCAACGCGAGCTCGGTCATCTGCGGTACGTTCGACGACGGTTCGCGCTGCTGCGGCGTCGCCGGCCTGACCGCCGAGGAAGCCGCGGGCATCGTGGTCGAGGACGTGGGCACCTCGGAGACCAAGGACGAGCGGATCACGCGCGTCAAGTGGTACTCGGGCATGGCCCTGTTCACCGAGAAGGGTCTGGCCGTCGCGCCGGGCGTCATCCCCGCCTAATCGTGGGGGAATCAACCTCTGGGGAGCCTTCGGGCTCCCCAGACACCACCTGACCGGGAGGTCCGCAAGTGGCTCTCTATCTCCTGAAAAACCTCACGGCCAAGACGGTCAAGAGCGCCAATGCGCTGATTGTCTCGGCCGAGAGTGCGGCCCTCGCGAAGACCTTCGCGACGGCCTACTTCAACGGCGATTCCAGCTGGGCAGGCTCCACTTCGGTGGCCCTGACCGAAGGAACGCTCGACGACAGTGCCAGCATGCTGGGCTACAAGTGGACGATCTCGATCCGCGGTGCCGCGGCGCAGTCGGCCAACCCCCTGCTGGAGGCTGTGGTCACGGGTTCCGGCACGGACGATCTGGATGCGCTCGCTGCGAAGCTGGTCACGGCGCTCAACGCCCTGCCCCTGATCGCGAACGCCGCGTACGCCGCGCCGAACCTGACCCTGTCTTCGATCGCGGACGGGCTCGGTGATGGCACGGTCACGGTCAAGGTGACGTCGCCCAGCGGTGACACCAGCGTGGACCTGTCTTCGCTGTTCACCGGCGCGATCACCCACGAGGGTATCGCGGCTGCGGCGCTCGTCGTGGCTCTGAAGGCCGACACCGTCGCCGTGCCGGTGGTGCTGGCCGAAGTGAAGGTCTGATCAATGGAAGCCGTCACCAAGACTCTGTTCCTGACTGGCGGCCGGAAGGGCCAGACGGTCGTTCTGAACGGTCACTCGTTTGTGAACGGTCGTCTGGAGCTCTCCGGTGACCCGGCGGCCATCGAGAAGACGATCCGCTACCTGAACGTCTACTACCAGACGGAGGTCCTCGACGATGGGGAGCGTCATCCTGAGACCCCTGCCGACGGGCCGCCGGTTCCGGCAGTGGTCGGCGACGTGGAGCCCTCTGGGGCAGGGCCTGCCGAGGTACCCACAGAAGACGGGGGCGGACATGACACCCCTGACGCCGGTGGACCCGAACTTCCTGCCGCGAGGCACGGACACCCGGGCACCGGGATCAAAGAAGCGCTGAGCATGCTCGATGTGCTCGACGACAGCCACTGGACGACCGAGGGCCTGCCTCGGGTCGACGTGGTGGCGGAACTCACGGGCCAAGACGTTACACGTCACATCATCACGAAAGTGGCACCCCACTTCCGTCGGGAGGTCTAGTCCAATGGCGGCAGCAGTCTATCTGGTCTACAGGGCCACACATACGAAGGTCATCGACGGCATTCGGGCGATGGTCATCAATGCCGATGACGGCCACACGACGGCGCAGATCAGTGCCGAAGCCGCGGTGGTGGCAGCCGCGCTCGGGCATGACCTGCCGAGCGACTACTTCGAGTCGAAGGTGGCGCTGGCGACGGTGGATGCGGATCACGATGCGATCCTCATCATCCCCACCGGGGTCCAGACCAGCATCGCGTAGTCCAACAGGGGCGGCGCCGGTCGCCCCACCCCTTCCTTTTGGAGGTCCGTCGTGGCTGCCGAGTGGAACAAGACGGTCAAGCGCGGGGATCACATGCTGATCCAGTTCCTGTTCACGAACGCGGACGGGACGCCCAAGTCGATGACCGGGTACACGTTCTGGTACACGGCCAAGCCGGCGATCGACGCGGACGTGACCGACGCCGCGGCGCTGATCTCGCTCGATCCGGCTGACTTCACGCTCGACGACGTGAACGGGACCGACGATCGCCTGACTGGGCTCGTGACCGAGGCGATGACGGCCGCTATCGTGCCGGGAACGCTCGTCCATGACCTGAAAGTGAAGGTTGGGGGCCGTGTGTCGACATGGCTCGATGGCCAGCTGGTTGTCGAGGGTGATGTCTCGCGGAGGGCCGTCTAATGGACATCATCAACCAGACTTACGTGATCAAGGTCATCGACCAAGACACAGTCGAAGTCACGGTGAATGACGACGTGGTCCACGTGACGGTGCCTGCCTCGACCGTGCTCGGACCGACCGGTCCGGCGGGCGAAGACGGCAATTCGTGGCTCTCGGGCATCGTCAACCCGACGACGCAGGGAGTCAACGGCGACTTCTACCTGAACACGGCCACGAGCACCTACTTCGGGCCCAAAGCAGCCGGGGTGTGGCCGGCGGGCGTGGTTCTGGTGGGCCCGACGGGCCCCGACGGGCCGCAGGGCGATCCCGGACCTCAAGGGGACCCCGGACCGCAGGGTGATCCGGGTCCGCAGGGAGACCCCGGACCGCAAGGCGACCCCGGGCCGACTGGCGCCGACGGCAAGACGTGGCTCTCTGGGGTGGTCAACCCGACGACGCAGGGAGTCAACGGCGACTTCTACCTGAACACGGCCACGAGCACCTACTTTGGGCCCAAAGCAGCCGGGGTGTGGCCGGCGGGCGTGTCGCTTGTCGGGCCGCAGGGCGACGCAGGGCCGCAAGGAGACGCAGGGCCGCAGGGCGATCCCGGACCGCAGGGTGATCCGGGAGCCGCAGGCCCGGGCGTGCCCACGGGGGGCGCTGCAGGGCAGGTGCTCAAGAAGATCGACGGGACGGACTACAACACCCAGTGGGATGCGGAGAGCGGCGGCGTCACGAGCGTCTTCGGACGCACGGGCGCCGTCGTGGCCGACGACCTCGATTATCAGGGCATCGTGGACTGGCAGGCGGCCAACCTGCTGCTGAATGGGGCGCTCGGGACGGGGGTCCTTCCGCTGCTCAAGTTCAGCTCTGTGGCAGACCGAGCGATGGAGTACAACGCCACCCTCGATCGCGTGGAGTTCACTCCGAACAACCTCAAGATCAACTCGCGTGACGCGCTCGGGAATCCGTACATCGAGTTCGGCCCCGCAGTCGCCCCCTTCGTTACACCTCCGCGGGTACAGTGGGATCGGACCAACGAGAAGATCGTCGCCTCCCGCGGGTGGAAGATTCTCCTCCCGCCTGCGGACCCGCTGCTCCCGATGATCGCGCTGCAGGTCACTGGTGGGTCAGCCCAGTTTGACGAGTCGGTCAGTCTCCAAGCTGATTTGTACGGCAAGGATGTATACGTCGGCATGGACATGCCGGATGCGTTTCCCTCCGTGTTCTTTGGTGGGCTGTTTGACGAGTCCGGTGTACCAGTCCCCGCTGGCTCACTGATCTACGACTACGACTTGGATCGGTTCGATTTCAGCACGTGGATCGTTGCCAATCAGGTAAAGGGCACGATGGGGCTGATCGGTCCGTCAGTCAGTGAGATTCCGGACTCGGACACCGGTGTGACTGTGGATGGCCTGCTGATCAAGGACGGCGTTGCTGCGACCGAAGAGGCTCTTCAGGTTGCGTTCGACGGTGGTGGGGTCGCGATCACGACTGGCGCCAAGGGATTCTACGTCTGTCCGTTCAAGATGACGATCACCGGCTGGACGATGGTCGCAGACCAGAGCGGGTCGATCACGGTCGACGTTTGGAAGGACACCTACGCGAACCACCCGCCGGTCGACGCGGACAGCATCGTGACGCCCGCGATCAGCTCGGCTACCAAGGCACAGGGCAGCTCGCTGTCGATCGCCGTGGCAAAGGGCGACATCCTGCGGTTCAATGTGGACAGCGCGACTACCGTCACGATGGTCACACTCGCTCTGACCGGGGTGCGCAGTGCCTAATTACCCCGTCACCACCAGCGCCCGAGACGAGACCACGGGCTACGGGGCCAACACCAACGGCGTGGCGCTGGTTTCTCTGTTCGACAACCTCAACACGAGGGACTCCTACGGCGAGGCCACCATCGACACCTCGGCCATCGGCACGGACGTCATCTCGGCCGCGACGTTCTACTGGTATCACGACGGCTACACCAAGACCAAGGCTGCGAGCTACCAGCGCCTGATCTATTTGGGCGGGACGCTGATCTTCAATGACACCGGGACGCCCGCCGCTGCCGGATGGCACAGCCATGAGCTGACGTCTGGGGAGCTCGCGCTCATCAACAAGACCGGCGACACGGGCGTCCTGTTCGATGTGGGCAACCCCGGCGGCACCTATTTCCGCAACTGGCAGGTCGCTGCTTGGGACTACGGTGGCGCGGGCGCGCGGGCGTGTTACCTTGCAGTCACGCACGCACCGGCGGGTGGACCTACGAAATTCAGCATTCTGAGGTGACGTGATGGCTTTCACTCCGGAAACAGGCGTCGGGCTCACCACCTCGAACGCCTACATGACCGAGGCCGAGTACAGGGCCTACCACGCTGACCGGGGGACTGTCGTGACCGCACAGCTCACGGCGGCTGTGACCGCGGCCATCGTCCGAGCAACTGACTACGTCGACAAGCGCTTCGGGCGCCGGTTCCGCGGTGACAAGATGTCGCAGCAGCAGGCCCTCGAATGGCCGCGCTCGGACGCCTACACCGACGAGGACTACCTCCTGACGGGCGTTCCGGTCGTCCTGAAGCGGGCGATCGCGGAATACGCCCTTCTTTCGATCCAACTGGGGCGGGATCTGGCCCCTGTTCCGGCTCCGGACTACGGGATCCTCGATCCGGTCACGGGTGAGGTCACGAACGTCAGTTCGGGCAAGATCACCGAGAAGTCGGAAGAGGTCGGGCCCATCAAGGAGTCGACCAAGTACGCCACGGGCGACCAGACGGGCCGCCCGATGGTTGGGACAGGCAATCTGAGTCAGAGCCTGCCGGAATACCCGCAGGCGGACCTGTGGCTCGAAGAGCTGCTCGATGGTTACGCGAGCCGGGAGCTGACCCGTGGTTGATTTCATCAAGCTGGCGGCCACAGCGGCCCGTCTGATCGAAGCCAACGGTCGCGCGGTGACGGTCGTCCAGTACGGAGCCAATCCGCAGGATCAGGACAAACCGTGGCGCGGCCAGAGCACCTATCCGGTGGCGACTGTCGCCGGGACCGCGGCCTTCGTCCCCCGCACGCAGCTCGTGGGCACCTTCGCCGAGCAGAAAGAGGGGGTTCTCCGGGAGTCGGAGTACGCCCTGTTTGCGGCTGATGCGGATGACGGCTATCATCTGGAGGAGTTTGACGCGATCATCGACCGGGACATGACTTGGCGGATCCTCAAGACCGAGGTCATCAGCCCGGCGGAGAAGCGAGTGCTCTACATGTTCGAGGTGTCGCGATGACGGCGACGAGGGAGCAGGCCCGGGATGAGATCTGCGCGCTGTTCGTGGCTGCGTGGGATGCGACCGGTCTTCCTGTCCTCTTCAACGACGTCGCCGGCCAGCTCCCGGACAGTGGCGCGTGGTGCCGCCTGACTGTGGCCCACACGCAGGGGTTTCAGGCCACACTCAGTGGGGCGACCGGGAATCGTCGGTTTCGGAGGACTGGGATCGTGACGGCCCAGATCTTCACCGAGTTTGGCGACGGACAGGTGCTGGCTGACAGTTTGGCGACCGTAGCGAGAGATGCGTTCGAGGGTGAGGTGACCTCGCCGGGGAGGGTGATCTTCCGGAACGTGCGTGCTGTTGACGTAGGACCTGATGGACACTGGACCCAGACGAACGTGCTCGCTGAGTTCGAGTACGATGAGGTGAAATGAAATGGCTTTCCTGAACAAGATCGACAGCAACGTCACCGGCCTGCGCGTCGCCGAGGAGGAAACCTTCAAGGTCCTCCCCACCACGCCCATCTGGGTGCCGTGCGAACCCAACTCGTACCCGGACTTCGGGGGGACCATCACCACCGTGGCCCGCAACCCCATCAACCCCTCTCGGCAGCGGAAGAAGGGCGTCGTGACCGACCTCGAAGCCAACGCCGGCTTCGAGACGGACATCACGCAGACCAACCTGCAGGACCTGATGCAGGGCTTCTTCTTCGCTGACCTGCGCCGGAAGGTCGAGTTCGGTGGCGCGAGCGAGATCACTGCCGTAGCGACGGCCGATGACAGCTACGCGGGCACCGGCATCAACACGAACTTCGTGGCTGGCGATCTGATCTTCGCGAGTGGCTTCACGAACACCGGGAACAACGGCCTGAAGACTGTGGCGTCGGTCAGCTCTGGCAAGGTGTTGGTGAGCGAGAACCTCGTGAACGAAACCCCGCCTGCCACGGCCAAGCTGGTGCAGGTGGGTGTGCAGGGTGCTGCCGGTGACATCGACGTGGTCGTTTCGGGCGCCTTCCCGACACTGACGAGCACCACGATCGACTTCACCACGATCGGCCTGATCCCGGGTGAGTGGGTCTACATCGGCGGCGATGCGGTCGGCAAGAAGTTCGTCACGGCGGCCAACAACGGCTTCGCTCGCGTGCGGAGCGTCGCGGCCCATCTGCTCACGTTCGACAAGACCGAGCTGACGATGGTCACCGAGGCCAGCACGACCGAGACGATCCAGATCTTCGTGGGCCGCGTGCTCAAGAACGAGACCGGGGCCGACATCGTGCGCCGGACCTACCAGTTCGAGCGCACGCTGGGCTTCCCGGACATCGACAACCCGACCGACGAGCAGGCCGAGTACATCGTGGGCTGCGTGCCGAGCGAGCTGGAGATCGCGATCCCGACCGCGAACAAGGCCACGGCCACGCTGAGCTACGTGGCGGCCGACAACGAGACGCAGGACACGGCGGTGGGCCTGAAGACCGGTACGCGCCCGACGCTCGTGGAATCGGACGCCTTCAACACGAGTTCGGACGTGGCCCGGATCAAGCTGGCCGAGATCAGCACGACGGACGCCGCTCCGACCCCGCTGATGGCCTACGTGACCGAGCTGACGATCACACTGAACGACAACGTCTCCGCGAACAAGGCCGTCGGCGTGCTGGGGGCCTTCGAGGTGACCGCTGGCACGTTCGAGGTGGGCGCCAAGATGTCGGCCTACTTTGCGGACGTTGCGGCGATCGAAGCGGTCCGCAACAACGCGGACATCACGATGGACATGCACCTCGTGAAGGCGAACGCCGGCATCTCGATCGACCTGCCGCTGTGCTCGCTGGGGGACGGAAAGCCCACGGTTGAGCAGGATCAGGCGATCATGCTGCCGCTGGAGCTGGAGGCCGCCTCGGGCGCCAAGGTCGTCTCGACGATGGACCACACGCTCCTGATGGTGTTCTGGGACTACCTGCCGGACGCCGCGGAGTAAGTCGACGGGGGGTCGACCTACGGGTCGGCCCCCACCAAACCCCCGAAGGAGGTGGCATCATGGGTTGTGGAGGCGGGAAGAAGGGCACCAAGGGCGGCAAGGGTGGCAAGGGGGGCAAGTAATGAGTACCCCCGGACGACGCAGGGCCCTGAAGGCCCTCGCAGCAGCGAAACACCGCAACCAAGTGCGCGTGGACCGAGGTCAGAAGCCTCTCGTGAAGGACCCAAAGACGGGTGAACTGAAGCCCACCACGGCGCGCGCACTTGGCATCAAAAAGAGGAGCTCCGCTTGAGCAGCAACATGTACTCCCAGTTCAAGACCGACAAAAGCCGGGAGCAGACCGGCCTGTGGCTCAACTACGGGTCGTATCAGGTCCGGATCGCCCGCGCAGGCGGGTCGAACAAGGCCTTCCAGAAGAAGATCGAGGTCCTGACCCGTCCGTACCGCCGGGCGATCGCGACCGGCACGATGGAGCCCGAGCTGGCCGAGCAGCTGATGCAGCAGGCCTACGCCGAGACCGTGGTGCTCGGGTGGCGGGTCGTGCAGGAGGACGGGACCTTCGTCGAGGGCCAGATGCACGCGGAAGACGGGTCCCTGCTCCCGTACACGCTGGAGAACGTGCTCGCGACGTTCAAGAAGCTGCCGGACCTCTACGACGACATCCGGGAGCAGGCCCAGAGCATGGTTCTGTTCCGCGAGGGTCTGCGCGAGGAAGCCTCGGGAAACTGACGGCGGTCCTTCTCTACGCGCTGGAGCAAGGACCCATTGAACAGAAGATCATCGTCGCAGCCCTTCGGGCGCGTCGGCCGCTGCCTCAGGCGATCGCTGACGCGCCCCAACTCCAGCTCGGCTTGGAGCTCTATTTCGAGGCCTTCTGGGACCTGAATACGTGCCGGCCCGCAGGGATGGGTGTCTATCCGATCCCGTGGGCGGCCATCCTCGACTGGGCAAGGACTTACGAGCTGGATGTGGACCAGACGGACGACCTACTCTACCTTGTGCGGGTGCTCGATCACGAGTTCCTGAAGCACGAGGGCAGCCGGAAGGGGTCGGGGTGGCAGAAGCCCGAGAGTTCGCGCGGCACTTGGAGCTCATCGCCGAAGCCGTCCGGCGGAACACCCTCATCACGGTCAAAAGGGCCGCGATTGCCGCCGACCAAACCGCGGTGATGAAGACCCCGGTCGACACCGGCCGGGCGCGCGCCAACTGGCTGGTCAGTGTGGGGGTTGCCGAGTATACTGTCACGGAGGCGGCGAAGAAGCTCTCGAAGGGGGCAGCGACCAATGCTGCGCTGGAACAGGGTCGGGACGCCATTCTGAGCTACAAGCTCGGCCAAGGTGGTATATTCATCACAAACTCGGTGGCGTACATCGGGTTTCTGGATGCGGGCAGCTCGGCGCAGGCGCCGAAGGGGATGACGGCAGCGGCCATTCAGGCGGCAGCGAGGCAGCTGGGGTCGGCCAAGCTCTTGAGGTGAGAAGGTGGCAACTGAACGCCTCACAATCCAAGTCGATGAGAAGGGCGCGCTCGTCGTAGCCCGGAACATCGAGGATGTTGGCAAGTCGGCCCGGCGGACGGTCCCGGCGCTCGACATGATGAAGAAGGCCCTGCTGGCGCTGTCTGCTGTCGCTGCTGCTACCGGCATCAAGCAGCTGATCGAGATGGCCGACACCTACACCGTGCTCCAGAACAAGCTGCGGCAGGTGACGACTGACACGTCGAACCTGTCGGCGGTCACGTCGGAACTCTACGCCATCTCGGGGCGCACTCGCTCGTCTTTTCAGGCTACGGCAGAGGGCTACGCCAAGGTGGCGCTCGCGAGCAAGGAGTTGGGCCGGACGCAAGCCCAGCTGCTGCAGTTCACCGAGTCCCTGAACAAGGCTGTGGTGATCGGTGGATCGTCTTCGTCTGAGGCGGCCGGCGGCTTGCGTCAGCTCTCGCAGGGTCTCGCCTCCGGCACGCTGCGTGGCGACGAACTCGTCTCCGTGCTCGAAAATCTGCCCTACGTGGCGGACATCATCGCCAAGCACCTCGGCGTGACGCGCGGCGAGCTGCGCAAGATGGGCGCCGACGGCAAGATCATGGCGAAGGACATCATCGAGGCCTTCGAGGCCTCCCGGGCCGAGATCAACGACCGCTTCGGGCGGACCGTCCCCACGGTCGGAGAGGCCGTCACCCGTCTGGGGGATGCGTTCACCCGGCTGGTCGGTGAGCTCAACAACAGCAAGGGAGTCACGGCCTCTCTCGCCACCAACATCATCAACTTGGCGAAGGTCGTGGACGGACTGGGCGCCTACATCAACACGGCCACGACCGCGGTGGTGTCCTTCGGTGTGGCGTTCTCGGCACTCAAGTTCGCCAGCATCTCGCAGGGCGTCGCCGGAGCCGCGGGTCAGTTCGGGCTTCTGACGGCAGGTCTCACGAAGGCCAAGGGGGCGATCGGAGGGATCACCACGCTGCTGGCTGGAAACCCCATCGTTCTGGGCCTTCTGGCGATCGCTGCCGCCGCGTCGGTCACCGTGGGCTACTTCGACAAGCTGAACAAGATTCAGGATGAGATCGAGGCGACCGACGAGGCGACGTACCAGATGCAGCTGCAGCGACTCCAAGCCCAAGGGCAGGAGATTCGGAACCGCAAGCTGGGAGAGAAGGGCCTGCAGGAGTACCTCGTGGAGCTGGAGAAGGAAGTCCAGATCGGCGAGAAGTCGAAGACCCAGAAGGCAGAGGAAGCCGCGCTGGCGCAGGGCGCGCTGGCGGCCAAGCGGGAACTGACGAAGGAGGAGCGCAACTCGATCACGACCATCATCCGGGCGGGAGCCGCCCGGGATGCGGAGAAGGAAGCGATCGAGCGCATCTTGGGCCCGCAGCGGCAGCTCACGGCTGAGCTTGCCATGCTGCAGCGCATCAAGCCGGAGCTGACGGCCCAGCAGTACGCGGACGAGACTCTGCGGATCGAGAGCGCCCTCGCGAAGACGGCGGATCCCATGAAGACGCACCTCTCGGACATGCGCGAAGAGATTCGCCTGCTGCAGCTGTCCAACACCGAGAGAGGGCTCGCCGAGGCGCTGAACAAGGCCGCCAGTGTGAAGGGGAAGCCGCTCGAACCGGCTGACGTGACCGCAGTCACGCAGAACTTCTCGGAGAAGACCGCGCTGGAGCAGGAGCGGGCCATACTGGAGCAGATCCGCGGCCCGCAGGAAACCTACATGCAGAATCTCGCCGCGATCGAGCGGCTGCGCACGAAGGGCGTTGATCCCGCGGCACTGGACAAGCTGAAGGCCGAGCTGGACGTGGCGAACAGCGGCTACGCGAGCGCGGTGGAGGGTTTGACGCAAGAGAACCAGCTCCTGATGCTGAACACGGCTGAGAGGGAGAAGGGGTTCATTCTGCAGCAGGCTCTGCAGGACCTGAAGCAGCAGGGCATTCCGGCCGCCTCTGCCGAGGGGCAGGAGTACATCGCAGCCCTGCAGCTGAACTCTGCGCTGCGCGACCGGATCGAGCTACTGGGCAGCCTGACCGGCGGTCAGCTGGAGTCCTACCGCGCGCAAGAGGAAGCGATCATGGCTCAGTTCCGTGCCGGGACGCTGACCATCGACCAGCTCACTACGAAGCTGGGGACGCTCTCGGCGACCTACAAGCAGCAGGGCGAAGCGGTCGCCGGTGTGGGGGACCTGTTCAAGGCGCCCTTCCAGAGCGCGATCGCCCAGCTCACCGACTTCTCGACCAACGGGAAGCTCGTGATTGGGGAGTTCGTCTCGGGGGTCCTGCAGCAGATTGCCCAGCTGGCCGCCCAGAAGATGCTGATGGCGGGGCTCAAGTCGATCGGCATGCCCGGCTTCGCGACCGGCGGCGAGTTCACTGTGGGCGGATCTGGAGGCACTGACAGCCAGCTCGTGGCGTTCCGGGCTACTCCCGGGGAGGACGTGTCCGTACGCACCCCGGATCAGCAGCGGCAGGGTCAGTCGAAGGCCGCTCCTGCTGCACAAGTGATGCCGTCGATCAAGATCGTGAACATCTTCGACCCGGCTGAGATTCAGGCAGCCATGCAGGCCGAAGAGGGCGAGAAGGTCATCATCAACGTGCTGAAACGGAACAGCACCGCAGTAAGGCAGGCAATCGCATGATTTCTGGATCAGCTTCAGGCTACTTGGACCTGTCGGCCAAGTTGATTGCCGCTGCCACCGGCAACAGTCTCGCGACCGTGTCGGTGGCGGGGGGCGGGACCGGCTACTCTGTCGGTGACATCCTCACGCTGGCCGGCGGCACCTCCAGTGTAGCCGCGACGGTCGAAGTCACCACGGTATCCGGCGGTGTCATCACTGGCGTGCGCGCACTCAACGCCGGGGTCTACACCGTCAACCCGTCCAGCCCCAACAGCGCCACCGGTGGCGGCGGGACCTCCGCCAGCCTGACGGTGACGTTCGCGTCCAACGGCTGGACCCAGCTGCGAGACCAAGTCTGGACCGGCAGTGACCGCGAAGTGATCCTGATGGGCGAGGGCGACGGCGCGGACGAAATCTACGTCGGCTGGCGCACGTTCACCAACAGCTCCACCTACTGGAACTGGGAGCTGCATGGGATGACCGGCTACACCGCGGGTCTGGGCATGGTGGATCAGCCGGGCGTCTCTCCCGGCTTCAGTGACGGGGCCACTGCCGCCGCCCGCACGGGGGCGTACCTGCTGCTGTTCACATCGTCGATCGACTACTGGTTCCACATCACGCCCTACAGGATCCTCATCATCGCCAAGGTGGACACGCGCTACTTCAACGCCTACTTGGGCTGGGGCGATCGCTTTGCCACGGAGTCCGAGTACCCCTACCCGATGGTGATTGCCGGCCACACCAACCTCTACAATGGCACCTACAGTCAGTCGACTATCACGAGCGGGCTGGTGGATCCCTGCGTCACGACCAGCACCGACCTCAACGGGCCGATGGAGGTGCGTGGGGTCGACGGCCAGTGGTATAACGTCCACAACTTCTCGGCGACGAGCACCGGGACCGGGAACCGGGTGGTCATCCCCTGCGGTGTCCCCGCGGGAAGGGCTGCGGCCGAAGCGGCTGACATCTTCATCAGCTCTGAGGCGGCCTTCATCGACGTGTTCCCGAACAATGGGTCCACTTCGACTGCGAACGCCAACATGCTGGCGATCCCCGGGGCCTCAGCGACTGCCCAGCTGATGCTGCCGGCCTCGGTGGTGTTCAGCTCGCCCAGTGTGCAGGTGCTCTTGTCGCTGCATGGTGTGTTCTGGACGAGCGGTGTGGGTGGCGTCACCAATCAGGACCGGATCATCGTCGCGGGTGAAGCCTACCGGGTGTTCCAGAACTGCAACCGCACCAACGTCTTTGCCTTCTTGGCTGTGAAGGAGTAGCGCGTGGCGAACTATCAGACGGGCACAGTGACCGGAGTCGCCGATCTGGTTGACAAGCTGTGCATCTTCGTCGCCCAAGCGACGACGGCATGGACCGTGGACGAGAACAACCCCACCACGCGGCAAGCCACCGTCCACAACGGGAGCTGCTACGTGAGCTTCCGTTGGGATGCCACCGGCGGCAGCATGTACCAGCTGGCCATCTATCAGTCCTTGGGCTTCACTCCCGGGGCCCTGCCGCACGCGCACCCTGATGACAGCGGCAACGGCAGCACGACCAGCCCGGCCACCACTGGGCGCCGGGTCAACTTCACCAATGGACAAAGCGCTGCGAACGCCGGCCCGTACACCTACTACTTCTTCGCCAACGGGGGGTCTGCCACGCCCACCATCTACGTGGTGGTCATGGCTACGGACGGGGTGTACCGGCACTTCGGGTTCGGGCACTTGGTCAAGGCCCACGACTACACCGGCGGGGAGTTCTGCTACGGCCACGTGTGGACCACAACTACGACGCTGTCCGACGATCCCCTGTCTGTGAGCAGTCAGTTCCTGCTGGACGGCCGATGCACCGCCTCCACGGCTACCGAGCTGTCGAATCAGGGCACCGTCCACCTCGAAGGGCTGGCCGGACAGGTGAGCGGCGGCAAGTGGGGAGTCTGCTACACCCCCGCGGACGGCGTGACCGGCAACGATCGCCAGACGTCGCCCAAGGCGAGGCTCCAGCTCATGGGCGCCGCACGCTGCGGCCTGTGGGGCTACGCTCTCGCGTGGGCTCGCAGTTCGCAGCTCTCGGCCCACAAGATCCTGATCCCGATCCCCGTTCTCTGGCGCGATGCTGTGGTCTCCCCCGACACGTGGAAGTGGTTGGGCGAGATGCCGGACATCGCCCTGTTCAACATGGCCTACTTCACGGGCGGGGACGAGATCGCCGTGGCCTCTGACACCTACATGGTGTTCCCGTGGGTCCGCAAGCAATACACCAACGGCAACGTCGAGGAGTCTTGGAACGCTGGCGTAGCCTACAAAAAGGTCGCCTGATGGCAACGCTGGTCGGATGCTTTCCCTCTCCGGTCCTCATGGGGGACCAGCCCAACGAGATGGCGTTCACGCTGCCGTTGCCTCCCACCGCCAGCACTGGCCGGTATTTGGCCGGCATCGCGGCGGGGTCGTCGGTTGTCACGGGGGATGCCCACACCACCGTGCATTCGGTGGACCGCCTCGGCTACATGGACCCCAGCATTCACCAGTTCTGGTTTGAGAGGATCCACAGCTTCCCCACCTACTTGGCCTTGGGGAACATCCTCTCGACCGTCCTGAGGGATCTGGAGATCTACAACGCCTACCGGGAAGAGGACGTCCGCCTGTTGAGCGTCGAGAACACCGCGGGCGTCGGCACCTCACTGCTGGGACTGCCCACGCTCCCCTACGACCTCCCCCGGCAGCACTCCCTGCTGGTGCAGCTGCAAGCGGTGATGGAGGGGCCGTCCACGATCGACGGGAGCTTGGTCTTCGACTTCACGCCCGACTTGGTGACGGTCGCGGTCACCGGCAGCCGGGTGGTGGTCTTCCCCTACGAGCCGGAGTCCCCCCTGTCGGAGGTCTTGGAGTTCAAGACGCTCATCCTGACGATGGTGGACGGAACCGAGCAGCGCATCAGTATCCGGAAGGCCCCGCGGCAGCTGCTGGACATGGGATTCCGTCTCGACGAGGGCGATCTCCAGCGTGAAGCCCAAGCTCTCCTGTTGGGCTGGCAGGACCGCGTTTTTGGGGTCCCCATCTGGTGGGAAGGCAGACCGCTCACGGCAGCGGCGACTGCCGGAGCCTATTCGATCACGGTGGACACTGCGTACGGGGATTTTCGGGTCGGAGCCGCGGCCATCCTCTGGGAGGACGCCCAAACGTACGCCGCGATGGAGATCACGGAGGTGGCTGCTGATGCACTGACCTTCAGCTCGCCGTTGCCGAGTGATTTTCCGGCGGGCGTCCTCGTGATGCCGCTGAGAACGGCCTACGCCAACCCGACCACGCAACGGGAGTTCCACCTGATCAACGTACAGGACATGCGGATGCAGTTCATCACGCTCGACAACGACTCAGGGCTGGAATCGGCCGCGGCGTTCCCGACACACAACGCTCGGGTCCTGCTGCACGAACCCAACCTCGTGGAGGGGGGATTCATCCCCGACACCATCGAGAAGGCCGTGGAGCGTCTCGACAATGGGGTGAGCCCTCTTCGTCAGTCTTCCACGTGGCTCTCGGCGCGCGCGCACTCGCAGAAGGGCTTCTTGGGCAACAGCCTGCAGCGCATCTGGGAGGTGCGGCAGCTCCTGCACACGCTCCGCGGGTCGCAGGTGGCGTTCTATCTCCCCTCGTTCTACGCTGATCTGGAGCTCGCGGGGAACCTCTCGTCCGGGGGCGCGACGCTCGATGTCGTCAACATCGGGTACACGGCCTTTGTGAACGGGGCCGAGCCCTACAAGTCGATCTGGATCAAGCTCACCAACGGAACGATCCTGACACGTCAGGTGCTCAGTTCCGTGGTCATTAGTGATACGGTAGAGCGGCTGACCGTGGACGTTGTGTGGCCCTCGGCCGTGTTGGCAGCTGACGTCGAGACCGTGAGCTTTCTGCGGCTGTCGCGTGTGTCCGACGACAAAGCCACCTTTGTGCATGAGCGCCCCGGGGTGGCTCAGATCATGGTCAACGTCGTGGGGGTCCAGAAATGACCTACGGGTCCTTGGAACTGTCGACTGAGCTCGGGCGCCCGGTCGAGCTGTACCATTTCGTGGTGGGGACCGACGTGTACCGCTACACCTCGGCGGAGGACGAGTTCACGTCCTCCGCTGGGGTCTTTCTCCCGCGGAACATCTCGCACACCGCCGTCGCGCTCAGCAGCGGCGACCGGAAGGGGAGCATGGAGCTCACTCTCCCGGCAGACGACCCCATCGCGCTCTGTTTCTTGGGGATGGTGCCCGGTCAGCCCATCCTCCTCACGATTTACCGTGCGCACCGGGGCGATGCGGAGCTCTACAACGTCTGGTCAGGGCGTGTCGTGAGCTCAGCCTTCCGCAAGAATGCGACCGTCTGCACCCTTGCCTGCTTGACCACCGAGGCCACGCTCAGCCAGACGATCCCCTCCTTCAAGTATCAGGGGGTCTGCAATCACGTCCTCTACACCGGCGACTGTGGGGTCTCCAAGGAGGACCACAAGTACGTCGGCGAGCTCACAGTCGCCACAGGCTCTACGATCACGGTCCCGGGCCTGCTCGCTGCAAAGGGCGCCGGATGGGCTCTGGGGGGCTACGTCAGCCTGAACGACGTGGACTACCGCCTCATCATCGGACAGGCCGGCGACGTCCTTACCCTCACACTGGACTTCGGGGATGGCGCAGTGGGTCAGGTGGTGAGCGTCTACGCGGGGTGCCCACACTCGCTCGCTGTCTGCGTCTCCAAGTTCAATAATGCCGTCAACTATGGGGGCTACCCCTACGTGCCCATCCTCAACCCCTTTGGTGGGAGCCTACAATGATCTGGTGGACGTTCATCATCTTCCTCGGCACCTTCATCGCTTCGGAGCTGCTGCGCCCGAAGCCCAAGGTCGAGAACGCCCGTCCGCCGGGCGATGGTGAGTTCTCGTTCCCGACGGCCACCGAAGGGCGTGCGGTCCCGCTGTTGTGGGGTCTGGTGATCATCAAGGGCGCGAATGTTGTGTGGTACGGGCAGGTCCGGCGCGATCCCATCACCACGAAGATCGACACAGGCCTGTTTTCGAGCGACGTGACCCTGACGACGGGCTACACCTTCTTCGTGGGCCTTCAGTTCGCCCTGTGCCGCGGACCCGGGTGCGTTCTGAAGATGATCACCATCAACGACAAGATCCTGACCGCGGGGACGTGGGCCTCCGGCACCCGCTTCTACGTCCACGGGAGCACCTACAATCCGCCGGGGATTTTGGGAGGAGAGTTCGGGTCCGGTGACATTGAGGGGTACTGCACCTTCTACGGTGGTGAGCTGGATCAGGCGGCTAATTCCTACCTGCTGGCCCAGCAGCCCGAGGGAGTCGCCTACAGGGGCACGTCCTACTTGGTCTTTGAGGGAGGGAACATCGGCACCAGTCCGAGCCTCGCCCCGTGGGCGTTCACCGTGCAGCGCATCCCGGACGGCCTGTCCCTGAGCACCGGCGTCTACTCGGGTGCGGAGCTCGTCAACGGGCAGGACGCGAACCCCATGAACGTGCTCTACGAGATCATGACCGACACCTCGTGGGGGCTGAAGATCCCCGTCGGGGAGATCGACCTGCTCAACTTCCGGGCCGTAGCAGCCCAACTGGCAGAAGAGGGGAACGGGTTCAGCTTCCTGCTGGACAGTGAGATGTCGGCGTCCGAGCTCGTCGACGAGATCACGCGCCAGATTGACGGCGCGCTCTTCTACGACCGCGGTGCCGGCCAGTGGTCGGTCAACCTCTACCGACAGGGCTACACCCCGGCGGACCTGCTGCTGCTGGACGAGAGCAACATCATCGAGCTGACCGAGTTCTCCCGGCAGACGTGGGAGGAGACCACCAATCAGGTGAAGCTCCGCTACACCGATGGATCAGCGGGGTATCGCTTCAAGGAGAGGTACGCGGTCGCACAGGACATGGGCAATCACCTGATCCAAGGTGGTCTGGTCACCTCCGAGGTCTACTACCCCGGCGTCAAGGATGCGGCGCTCGCGAACAGCCTCGCGTGGCGTGATCTGCGCGTCCTGTCCTACCCTCTGGCGCGCGTCTCCCTGAAAGCAAACCGCGCGGCGTACCTGCTTCGCCCCGGCTCTGTTTTCCGGCTCAGCTGGGCCGGTTTGGGCATCTCCGAGATCGTCTACCGTGTGGGGGAGATCAACCACGGGACGCTGGAGGATGGGGTCGTGACCATCTCCGCCGTGGAGGACATTTTCAACACCGGCGCCGGAGTGTTCGGGGATCCTGAAGACACCATCTGGGAAGGCGGCGAGGCGGTCGTGTCGGCGGTGGACGCGGACGATGTCATGGTGTTCGAGGTCCCCCGCCAGATGGCCGTGCTGGCTCCGGACGGGAACTACTTCAACCTCAACACCGACTACAAGGCGAGGCTCTTCTATGCCGTTCGGCAGCCCACCGACGGCACGATCAACTTCCAAGTCGCCCTGCGGTCCGGCACCACACGCCCCCTGACCGCGGCGTACGTCCGGAGTGAGCTCAGTGTCTCCACACTGCTGAGTGACTGGATGCACCGCGGCCTGCTGCATGCCACCATGCCCAAGTACGGGCTCAGTGGGTGGCCTGACGACACCAACTCGTTCACCGTCGACACCGACGTGGATGTGCTGCTCGATCTGGGCTCCGAGAACGGGGACGTCTTCTCGGTCGAGAACCTGTTCCACATTGTCCGCATCGACGATGAGTACATCGGCTTCGAGACCTTCACGGTGGGCGCTTACCCCTTCACCTCGTACATCTGTGCGAACGTCTATCGCGGTCTGTTCACTTCCACACAGGCCGAGCACGCTGCCGGTGCCAAGGTCTGGTTCATCGGCCGGTATGTGGGGATGATCCCCGACGCGCCGGACGGTCGCTGGTTGGGCCGCTGGAACAAGAAGAACCTCGACTACATGATGGAGCTGGACAACCAGTACGAGGTCGACGTCTTCATGATGCACCGTGGGTTTGACACCTACGGGACCGCATACAACAGCACCATCATCCCCATCACGATGGAGAAGCTCTGGGCCCAGCCGCTGCCCCCACGGTTCCCCCATCTGAATGGGATCTTCGCGGACGTGACTGCGGTCTCTTTGGACATCGGCTACGCAACCGAGACGGGCCGCTCAGGTGAAGACAGCCGGGCCTTGAAGTTCGCAGTCACTCCGCGGGCGTGGCGTGTGGACAGTCCGACGGCTGACACCACGCTGGATGCGGACTACCTCACCGACACCCCCACGATGGACTTCGACATGGTCCTCGACCCTGCCGGGGACGCCGTGGCGTTGCCGCAGGTGAGTGTCGTGAGTTCGACGACGCCCACAGCGTACCACCTGCGGAATGACATCATCGTCGCACTCGGGGCCGGGAATCCGATCCCCGCGACCGCGCGCGTGACCGTCACCCCCTCGCACACGCCGGCCGAGGTGGGCGCCTCGATCTCGGGGACCCCCCTCGTCCACGATTTCGCGATTGCGAGCTCCCTCCAGACCGCGATCATGATCCACGGGGGAGTCGGGACCTCTCTCAGCCCAGCTGTGACCTACACAGGGGACACCGGCACCTACACCTTCAGCACCGCGAGCGCGCTCCCCAGCAGCGGCCTGCTGCGAGCCACCGTGAACGGCGGGACCGCGGTCGACGTCATCCCGGCTGGGCTCACGACCGGAACGCTCGCGCTGACGTCGGGGGACATCGTCCGGCTGCAGGTGACCCAAGTCCCGACCGCCGATCAGTTCTTTTCGGTTGCCGGCCCCTCCGGGGAGACCGGCTACGGGGTCCTGCTTGCGTAGGTCCGGCAGGTAGGGTAGATTGAGACTGAACTGGACCACCAACCTCACTAGGAGGAGCTTAACATGTCCTACGACAAGCAACAGGCGCGGAATCTCGGTGTGGAGGCTGTCAAGACGGTGCAGGCCGTCAGTGATGGGCTTCAGACGCCGGACGTCGCCAGCTTCATCACCCTCGGCTCAGCTCTGATGTCCGCCGCGGACGAGTTCCAGAGCGACAAGGACGCGGCCTTCCTCGACATGCTGTCGGGTGCGGCCTCCTTCGCCGCGGATCTGAAGCTGCTGCCGGGCGCCACGTACGACAAGGCGCAGGTGCAGGCCGTCGGTGCCGCGCTGGTCGGTGCTGGCGTCGCCGTCTCGGACGGTCTCGACGTGAGCGACATCAACTCGGCCACCACCCTCGGCTCGGCCATTCTCGTGGCCGCCGGTGACTTCCAGACGGACAAGGACGCTGCGATCCTCGACTTGCTGTCGGGCGCCGCGAATGCCTTGGCCGATCTGAGGCGCGGGTAATGGAGCTCGGATCCTTCCTCGACCTCTTGAAAGCCGCGGCTCCCGTGGTGGGGCTCGGTCTGGTCGAGAAGCATCTCGTGAAGTGGATCCCGAACAACTCCATCCCGTATGTCAACGCGGGCTTGGGCACGATCGTCGGAACACTGACCACGGGTGACCTCGGACAGGGGATGCAGTTCGGCGCTGCCGTCTCGACGAGCGCGACCGGCCTGCACCAGATCCTGAAGGTGGGCCTCCGCTGGGCCACGAAGGGCCGGATCCAGTCGTTCTGACCTCGAACGGAAGGGGCAGGCTCTCCTGCCCCCTCTAGGAGCCCTAATGACCGACTGTCACTTCTCCCGCGAAGAGATCGACAACATTGTGCGGCAGACCGTCAAGGAAACACTCACGAGCATGGGCATCGACACGCACGACCCGATCGAGATGCAGCGTGACTTCCAGTCACTGCGTGACTGGCGACGGGCGAGCGAAGCAGTCCGGTCCAAGGGGACGCTGACCCTCGTCGGCATCTTCGTGGCCGGTATTCTGGGAGTCCTCTGGCTGGGGTTGAAATATGTCCTTCGACAGACATGAGGAGATCCTGCAGGCCTACCTCCGGCTCGGCAGCTGGCGTGCGGTCTCTCGGGAGCTGAAGATCCCCCGCGGCACACTGAACGACTACCAGAAGGCCCTACGGCACCTGATCCCATCGGGAGAGGTGGAGGGGCTGAAGGAGACACAGCGCAAGCTGCCCAAGAAGGGCACTGTCCGCCGCTACATCCTGACGTGCGCCCAGAACAACACCAAGCTCCACCTCCCGTTCTGGCACAACCTCCGGGCGCTCGCCGAGCACTTCGAGGCTGAGCTGCTGGTCTCCCGATTCACCTACAACCAGACCGCCTATGGGGCCTCTCCGCCCAAGCCCGGGACCGGGCAGGACGCCGAGGACCTCTGGTATGACCCGGCCATACTGCCATTCGTGAATGACGAACGGGTGGAGCTCGCGCCGGGCCTCGTCTGGTGCGGCGAGTCCAACATCAGCCCGACCGCAGTGAGGCCTTTGTCCGGCTTTGAGACCTATACGGGCCGTAAGAGCGCGATTTTCCCTCACTGCAAGATCGCGATGGAGAGCGTCGCCTCGGGCAAGACCGAGGGCACCAAGCTGATCTACACGACCGGCACCGTGACCCAGCGGAACTACATCCAGAAGCGCGCCGGCCTGCGGGCGGAGTTCCACCACACCTACGGCGCCCTGCTTGCCGAAGTGGACTCAAAAGGGCACTGGTACTGCCGACAGCTCAACGCTTCGGCAAGTGACGGGACGCTCTACGACCTCGACCTGAAGGTGAGCGACGGGAAGGTCACCAAAGGCCACAGGGTGCTCGCTGTGACCCTCGGGGACGTCCACGCGGCACAGGTAGACCCGGAGGTGGCGGAGCTCACGTGGGGCAAGGGAGGGCTTCTGGACGTTCTGGCGCCCACCCACACCTTCCTCCACGACCTTGTCGACTTTCGGGCCCGGAACCACCACGACCGGGGCAATCCCCACCTGAACTACCTGAAATACCTCAAGGGCGAGGACAACGTCGACCGGGAGCTGTGTGAGGCGGCGCAGATCGTCGCCAAGATCCAGCGGAAGGACTCACAGGTCGTGGTGGTCCAGAGCAACCACGACAACGCCCTGCTGCGCTGGCTGCGTGAGGCCGACTACAGGCTGGATCCTACGAACGCGATCGTCTTTCTGGAGTGCCAGCTGGCTGTCTACCGATCACTCCTGAAGGCCGACAAGGCCTTCCACCTGCTGGAGTGGGTGCTGCAGGCACGAGGCTGTGACAAGGCCGTCCGCTTCCTCAGGACGGACGAGAGCTTCGTGATCGCCCGCGACAAGAGCGGCGGCATCGAGTGCGGGATGCACGGCCACGAGGGCCCAAATGGCACCCGGGGATCCGCGGGGGCCCTCAGTAGGATGGGCCGCAGGGCCAACATCGGGCATTCCCACAGCGCCCAGATCCTCGACGGCCTGTACGTGGCCGGCACGAGCTCCAAGCTCGACGTGGGCTACAACACCGGGCCGAGCAGCTGGACCCATTCGCACATCGTGACTTACGAGAACGGAAAGCGCGCCGTCATCACGCTCTATGCAGGCTCGTGGCGTGCAAAAGAAAGTGCTTGACACCACTTCCTGACTCGTGGTAACATCTTGTCTCGGGTCGAGGGTTACGGCTCTCTGGTAAGGGGCAACTGGAGATCTCGCGGACCTCGACCTTCCCAACTCGGGACCCGCTCAGGTGAGTCGCATCCCCAGCCGTGCTCATTCACGGCGCGAGCGGGTCCCTTCTCTTCTCGATCGGAGCAACATGAGACACGCACTCCGGGTGATCTGGGACGGCATCGTCTTCTTGGCCGTCCTCCCCATCGGGCTGGTCTTCTTCTCCTTGGTGGGCCTGACCCTCTGGATGCAGCGGATTCGGAACCGTGGGGGGCTGTCGCTGTGAACGCACTGACCAAGCTGCTCCACAAGCTGAACCCGAAGACGGTCCCGGTCCGCCGGGGCCCGAAGATCGGCCGGAATGAGCCGTGTCCGTGCGGGAGCGGCAAGAAGTTCAAGCGATGCTGTGGGAGGAAGCCATGAGCCAGCAGTGGGTGCGTGTCTTTCTGGACGGGGAGTCCATCTGGACCGGCCACTTCCCCTCAGCCCCGCGGGTAGGGGAGTACCTCACCCGAGGAGAGGTTCGGTACCGCGTGATCGGCGTGAACTGGGATCTCCTCAAGACGGACTGGGTCGACCTGTACGTGGAGGTGGTCTGATGTTCATCGTCCTCGCTATCGGCTCGCGGATCACCCGCGGCAAGCTGAATCTCTCGTGGATCTACTGGCTGTTCGCAATCATGTTCGACTTCTGGGCCGCGCGGCGGATCATTCTGGCGGTGACATGATGAGCGAGCCTGTGCGTGTGCTCGACTTCTACTTCCATGACCGGCCCACGATGACACGCGGCAAGGTCCGGACCTTCGCGTCGTGCTTCGGGTCGGATCACAAGGCGGTCGGTCCGTTCGAGATCTCGGTCAGCCGCGATGAGCTCAAGGTCTATCGCGCCGAGCTGAGGACTCCGCATCAGGTGATTCGGTTCCGCGAGGCACTCGGGCTCGCGGCGGCCTACTTCGAGGGGCTGCAGCGGTGAAGGTCGGGCGCCATCAGATCGGCAACCGCCCAAAGCGCGGCGAGCGGCACCGCAGGTGTCAGGAGAAGGCTCGCCGTCGGCAGCAGTCCCGCGGTGACTGGCAGTATGAGGGCGCCTACCGCCTGCTGTGGCTGGCGCTCTTCCTTGGGCTCGTAACCACGTTCGTCGTCCTATGGAGGCCAAGGTGAGCATCAGATGCCCGAACTGCTTCTCCTCGAACGTATCGCGGGAGCGCTCACCCAACGGGAGCACGCACTGCATCGACTGCCTGCTCTCCCTGACGCACCGGGAGTGGGATGCACGCTGCCTGCCTGAGTGTGCGACGGGGGTAGTGCAGATGCTCTCCAAGGGGCCCTTCCCGGGGCACCTCGCCGAGTGCGACGTGTGCTCGGCCCGCATCCCGGGCGATCAGCTTCGCTTCGCGGCGTTCAACGGTGACAGCGACCCGTTCGTCATGTGTAAGACCTGCTGCCGGAATCTGGCCGAGGGCTTGGGCAAGCGCATCGTCGACCCGGTCGGCGGTCACACCATCGGAGTGTTCTTTGACTACGGCATATGAGTTCCGCACCACACCGTTCGCCCACCAGCGCGAGGTCTTCGAGCGCACTGGGCTGACGTCGTCCTACGGCCTGTTCTGGGAGCAGGGGACCGGCAAGACGAAGGCGATCCTCGACACCGCGGCGCAGCTCTTCGAGCTGGGCCAGATCGACACGCTGCTGGTGCTGGCGCCCAATGGAGTCCACCGCAACTGGATCACGGACGAAGTGCCGGTCCACATGCCCAAGCGGCTCGCGACGAAGGTCGCGATGGGTTTCTGGGAGTCGAGCAAGGCTGCGAGCCAAACGCACCAGCTGATGACTCGCCGGCTGCAATTCCACAAGGGTCTGTCGATCATCGCCATGAACTACGACGCCATGATGACCAAGAGGGGCGTGGACTTCCTCAGCGCGGTCGTACGCAACCGGAAGGTCTTCCTCGTCTACGATGAGAGCCACTACCTGAAGACCCCGGGGGCGAAGCGGACCAAGAGGGCCATCGCGCTCGCCAAGCACGCCAAGTTCCGCCGCATTCTGACCGGGACCCCGATCGCCAACAGCCCCTTCGACGCCTACTCCCAGCTGAAGTGTCTGGAGGAGTCGTTCTGGAAGGCCTACGGCTTCGGATCCTTCACCGACTTCAAGACGCACTTCGGCGTGTTCGTCAAGGGCCACAACGGGCAGCAGGGCCGGGACTTCGAGCAGTGCGTGGGCTACAAGAACCTCGACCAGCTCAAGACGTGCTTGGCCGACATCACGAGCCGTGTCACGAAGGACGAGGTGCTCGACCTGCCGCCCAAGCTGTACCAGAAGCGCTACTTCGAGATGAGTCCCGAGCAGACGCGCGTCTACCGGGAGATCAAGAAGGACGCCATCGCCCTGCTGAGCAGCGGCGAGACCGTGACCGCACCCCTCGCAATCACTCGGCTCCTACGGATGCAGCAGGTCACCTGCGGCTACGTCCCGACTGATGAGGGGTGCGAGTTTGAAACCTTCGGAGATGCGAATCCGAGGCTTGACTTGTTGGAGGAGATCTGCGATAATCTTCCTCACGCGACGATCATCTGGGCCCGGTTCCGCCGGGACATCGACCTGATCATGGACCGACTTGGCAAGCAGTCCGTGCGCTACGACGGCAAGACCACGGACACCGAGCGTGCCGAGGCCAAGCGGCGGTTCCAAGCAGGGGAAGCCAAGTTTTTCGTGGGGAACCCCGCTGCGGGGGCCACGGGATTGACGCTGACGGCTGCGCGCTACGTGATCTACGCCAGCAACAGCTTCAAACTGACGGATCGACTGCAGAGCGAGGACCGCGCACACCGGATCGGGCAGGAACACCCGGTCACCTACATCGACCTGATCGCACCCGGCACGGTCGACGAACAGATCGTGGCAGCGCTCAGGAGCAAAATGGACATCGCCAGTGAGCTCACTGGTGACAAGCTCAAGGAGTGGGTCATCTAATGGAAAGCACGCCCGACTACGCAGGATTCATGCACCACCCCAGTGGGGACGCGCTCGCGGAGCTGGCCGAGCTGGCGGATCTGCAGGCGCAGCGCGAGCTGCTCGTCAATCAGGCCGAGGAGGCCCTGAAGAAGGCCAAGGAGGACCTCCGGCTGGTGAGCGAGGTCGCGCTGCCGGAGAAGATGGAGGCACTCGGCATGGAGACCTTCACGACCACCTCCGGGCTGAAGGTCAAGATCAAGGAGACCATCCGCGCCAGCATCCCGAAGGAGAACCCGACGGCCTCCCTCAACTGGCTGCGCGAGAACGGCCACGGCGGCGTCATCAAGCGCACCGTGAAGCTGGAGTTCGGCAAGGGCAAGGACGAGCAGGCCGACGAGATCGTCCAGACCCTGCGCACCGGGGGCTACGACGTCTCCGACGAAGCGAACGTCCACTTCATGACGCTCGGGGCACTGGCGAAGGAGCTCCTGACGTCCGGGCAGGACATGCCGGCGGATCTGTTCGGGATCCACCGCCAGCGTGTCTCGAAGATCGGGTAGAGCCATGCGCGCTGTACTGGCAACACGCTGCGGCTGCACCCAGACCGTCTCTGTCCCGAGCCCGCCACCGCCTGTGTGGATGGTGCGGTTGAAGCCGACGGTCTGGGACTACCCAGAGCTCGACGACCTTGTCGAACGGATCGCCGTCACCCGCAACAGGGCATTTGATCTGATCAGCAAGGACCCGGACTTCGCCTACTATCTGGAGCAGTGGCCGCCGTTCGAGGGCACACACCAAGGAGACCGGACATGACCCGCATCGTGAAGCTGGAAGTCGAGAACATCAAGCGCCTGCGCGCCCTGACGATCGAGCCCAACGGGGACGTCGTGGTGGTCGGTGGGCTCAATGGGCAGGGCAAGAGCTCGACGCTCGACGCGATCTGGTACGCTCTCGGCGGCCAGCGTGCGATGCCGAGCGAGCCGCTCCGCAAGGGACAGACGAAGGGCTTCTCCCGGCTCACGCTCGACAGTGGGCTCGTGATCACGCGCTCGATCACCGAGGCCGGGACCACCCTCAAGGTCGAGTCGGCCGATGGCGCGATCTACAAGACGCCTCAGGCCATGCTCGACAAGATGGTGGGCGCGATCGCGTTCGACCCGATGGCGTTCAGCCGGATGGAGCCCAAGCGGCAGCTGGAGACCCTGCGGTCGCTCGTCAAGCTGGACACCACGGCGCTCGACATCGAGCGTTCGAGGACGTTCGAGGAGCGGACGGCCATCAACAGGAAGATCCGGGAACTGGATGACCAACGGTTGGGCACCCCGGAGGTCGCGGGGGCGCCCAAGCGGGAGATCTCCGCGTCCGACCTGATGGACAAGCTCCAGAAGGCGGAGGAGGCCCACAGGAACCATTCCGCGGCGACACGCGAGGTCAACAGGCTGGAGCAGTCGATCACAGCGGATCTGGAGGAAATCGAGCGGCGCAAGGCCTGCATCAAGGCCAGTCGCCTGCAGCTGGCGAAGACCCAGAAGGCCGTGGTCGGTGAGCTGCCGGACGTCGAGGCCCTGAAGCGGCAGATCACCCACATGGACGCGACGAACGCCGCCGTGCGGCAGAACCAGAAGCGGGACGAGCTGAGCTTGCGGATCGAGAAGGGGCAGGTGATCGCCGACGGAATGACGGACCGGCTGGAGGAGATCGACAAGATCAAGGCCAAGATGATCGCCGAGGCCAAGTTCCCGGTCGCTGGGCTCTCGTTCGGCGAGAATGGGGTCCGTTTCGGGGATGTCCCGTTCGAGCAGTGCTCCAGCGCCGAGCAGACGCGCGTGAGTGTGGCGATGGCGCTCGCCATGAACCCTGAGCTGCGGGTCCTGCTGATCCGCGATGGCTCCCTGCTGGATGAGAACAACCTGCGGCTCGTCGCCGAGATGGCGAAGGAAGCGGACGCACAGGTCTGGATCGAGACCGTCACGAGCGACGCCGGCAAGTGCGCGGTGATCATCGAGGACGGCGAGGTGAAGGCGACACCTGCATAGTGGTGCGACCGAGGGGAGAGTCCCATCGTCCTTCCGGAGGACGTTAAGCAGCTCCGGAACAACCTGAACGAAGAGGTACGTGAAATGGCCGAGAAGAAGCAGAAGGACGCCGTTCCGGCGAAGGTCGAGGAGACCTCCACCGCGATGGCCGCCTACCAAGGGCTGGAGGAGTTCGCGGGACAGGGCTTCCAGAACCAGACGAACGAGGACATCGCGATCCCGTTCATCAACGTCCTGCAGCCGAACAGCCCCGAGGTCCAGCAGGACGGCATCGAGGGGGCCAAGGCGGGCATGCTGTTCAACAGCGTGACGCAGGAGCTCCACAACGTGATCACGTTCGTGCCGGCCCTGACGCAGCACGTGTACGTGGAGTGGCGCCCGCGCACCGAGGGCGGCGGCATCGTCGCGACCCACCCGATCCATAGCGAGGTGGTCAAGCACGCCAAGTCCAAGAGCACCGAGTTCGGCAAGTACAAGACCGAGATGGGGAACGACCTCGTGGAGACGTTCTACGTGTTCGGCATCCTGTGCGACGGCGACGTGCCGACGGGCATGGCCGTGATGGCCTTCACCTCGACCAAGATCAAGGCCTACAAGGCGATCATGGGTCGCCTGAACGCCTTCCAGCTGGCTCTGCCGGACGGACGTCGGATCAACCCGCCGCTGTTCGCGCACACGCTCATGATCACGACCAAGGGCGAGAAGAACAACAAGGGCTCGTTCTACGTGCCGATCGTGCAGGCCGCGGTCGAGAACGACGTCCAGAAGTCCCTCCTGACGCCGACGGATCCGCGCTTCAAGATGGCGGCCGAGTGCCAGCGTCTGGTGGACTCGGGCAAGGCCAAGGCGGACACCGCTGGTCAGGAACCGCGGCACGCGGCCGATGAGGACGCCGACGAGGTGTTCTAGGCCGCACCCGGGGGGTCTGGCTTCGGTGTGGGCCGGGCCTCCCGCAACTCTCAGGAGACGATATGCTGAACGAGTTCGTACGGTACCTCTCGACCCACCCACAGATCATCGCTGTGGGCGAGGGCGTGGACGACGCGCTGATCAAGCAGCGCGCGATCGCCTTCCGGTCCACGCAGCCGACCAAGGTCTACGTGAGCGGGCCCCTGACGCAGGGTGACACACTGACGAACATCCGGAAGGCGCTCGAAGCTGGGTCCGAGCTGCGCGAGATGGGCTGCTTGCCGTTCGTGCCGCACCTGTTCGCCTTTTGGGAGCTGCTGCGGCCGTCTCCGTACCAGTTCTGGATGGAGATGGATCTGCAGTGGGTGGACGTGTGCGACGTCCTGTTGAGGATCCCGGGGGAAAGCCCGGGAGCGGACAAGGAAGTCGAGAGGGCCCGACAGAAGGGCATTCCGGTCCGCTATACGGTGGAGGAGGTGCTGAGGTGCGCGCACGGCTGATCGTGGCCTTCGTGCTGCTTGCCGTAGCTTCCAGCTGCACCGCCGGTGAGCTTTGGAGTGACGGCGAGTTCAAACTGGAGTGGGCTGGTTGGTTGGACAGTGAGCTGCTCGATTGGACTGGGCTGCGTTGCGGCCTGACTCTCCCTGCCGGCGGGTGGCTTTCCATCCGGAGTGCGGGGGCCTTGGAGGTGTTCATCCCGGGGCGTGGCTGGTTGCGTGACAGGGGAATCCTTGTTATTGATGGCTGTGCCCCCGACATGCGCACCAGTTTGGACACCGCTGCGCCCGGCGTGGTGGTCATCACGGAGGATCTGCGTTGCGATGAGCAGGGCAACCGCGTGCTGATGTTGGTGCTCCTGCCCAAAATGCTCAAGCACGTCAGCCCAACACAAGCACGGTGGGTTGCGCGGGAGGTCCAGTATGCGAAAGCTCCTTAGCCTTCTTCTGGTCGTGGTTCTGCTTCTGACCGCAGTCCCTGTGGTGGCGGGCACGGCTGCAGCTGATTGCGCGATGGCGCTGCTGTATCCCCAGTGCAACTGGTGTGTGACGCAGTGTGTCTACGCGGTCATCGCGGACCTGTGGGGTGGTGGCACGGGGCTGGACTGGTCGGTCAGGTAGATTAGCTGGCCCTTGTGGGCGAGATGATAACCGTTCACACGATCCGACTGTGGAGGTGACACGATGCACGGTATGGAAATTCTGGTCGCTCTCTGTCTGCTCGATCTGTTCTGGTGGATGCGCAAATAGGCTTCCGCCAGACGTTCTCGGGGGGACTCTCCGTCCCCCCACAACTCGAAGGATCAACAGTGAACTGGTCGCCCCAGCAGGATCAAGCCCTGCAGATGGTCCGTACATGGATGCAGGAGTCGGACCGTCAGGTCTTCCGTCTCTTCGGCTACGCAGGCACCGGCAAGACGACTCTCGCGCGGCACCTCGCGCAGGACGTCAAGGAGGTGCGCTTCGCGGCCTACACAGGCAAGGCGGCGCACGTCCTGCAGCAGAAGGGCTGCCACGGCGCCTCGACCATCCACAGCCTCATCTACACGCCCAAGGGGAAGAGTGCCGAGCGGCTGCGTGACCTGCAGCGGCAGCGAGCGGGCCTTGACCCTACGGATCCGGCCTCTCGCCGGCTGGACGCCCTCATCTCTGATGAGGAGACCAACCTGAAGCGGCCGAGCTTCGTTCTGAACCTCGACAGCCCGCTCAGGCGCACGGACCTCGTGATCATCGACGAGTGCAGCATGGTGGACGACAGGGTCGGTGAGGACCTGCTGCATTTCGGCTGCAAAGTGCTGGTGCTCGGAGATCCCGCACAACTTCCCCCTGTGCGCGGTGGAGGCTACTTCACGGAGCACCAGCCCGACATTCTACTGACGGAGATCCACCGGCAGGCCCGCGGCAACCCCATCATCGACCTCGCGACGCGCGTTCGGCAGGGCGAGCGCCTTTCTCCGGGGACGTACGGCGACTCGGCCATCGTCCCTCACTTGACACCGGAGATGGCGCTCGCTGCCGACCAGATCATCGTGGGCCGCAACCGGACCCGCCACAGTGTCAACCGTAGGACGCGCGAGCTCAAGGGCTTCGAGGGCGTCCTGCCGAATGTGGGCGAGCGGCTGGTCTGTATCAGGAACAACCACGATCAAGGGCTCCTGAACGGCTCTATTTGGATCGTGGAGGAGATCTATGACCCCAACGACCCCGTCGGCATGCGGGTCCGGCCTGAGGAGGAGAGCTGGACGGTCGACGTCTTCGCCCACCGCTGCCTCTTCGAGGGAGACGAGCCGGACTGGGTCATGCGGAGGGATGCGAACGAGTTCGAGTTCGGTTATGCTTTGACCTGTCACAAGAGCCAAGGAAGCCAGTGGAATAGCCTCGTCATCGTCGATGAGTCTGATGCCTTTCGGCAGCATGCCAAGCGCTGGCTCTACACCGCAATCACCCGCGCCGCCGAGAAAGTGATCATCAAGATATGACAGGACCCCAGAACCCCTTCTGCGAAGCCCTACACGCCGAGAAGTACCGGAGCGAGGGCGAGAGCTTCCGTGAGGCCATGAGCCGCGTGGCCTCGGCCCTGAAGGACTCGGACGAGCACTTCCACGCCTTCCGGGACATCCTGCTGGACATGCGCTTCATGCCCGGTGGGCGCATCCAGTCCGCGATGGGCTCCACCAAGAACGTGACGCCCTACAACTGCTTCGTGAGCCAGACGGTCGAGGACAGCTTCACGCAAGGCCACGGCTCGATCATGGACTGCGCGACGCGCGCAGCCGAGACCATGCGCATGGGCGGCGGGATCGGGTACGATTTCAGCACCCTCCGGCCGAGAGGCGCCATGATCCGCAAGCTGCGCAGCACCAGCAGCGGTCCGGTGAGCTTCATGCAGATCTTCGACTCGGTCTGCCGCTGCGTCTCCAGCTCCGGACATCGCCGTGGGGCCCAGATGGGCGTGATGCGGGTCGATCACCCGGACATCGAGGAGTTCGTCCACGCCAAGAGGAAGCTCGGGCAGCTGGAGGGCTTCAACGTCTCGGTCGCGATCACGGATGAGTTCATGCGGGCCGTGAGGGACGATCAGCCGTTCGATCTGCGCTTCGGTGGGCAGGTCTACCGCACGATCCAAGCGAGAGCCCTCTGGGAGAGCATCATGCGCTCGGCGTGGGACTGGGCCGAGCCGGGCGTCCTGTTCATCGACACGATCAACCGCATGAACAACCTCGCCTACTGCGAGACGATCGCGGCGACCAACCCGTGCGGCGAGCAGCCGCTGCCGCCCAACGGCGCCTGCCTGCTGGGCTCGTTCAACCTCGTGCAGTACCTGCACAAGGAGCAGAGGGTCTTCAGCCCGACGCTCGACCGGTACCTCTTTCAGTTCGACTACGACCAGCTGCTCCGCGACATCCCGCACGTGGTCCGGGCGATGGACAACGTCGTGGACAGGGCCACGTACCCGCTCTACGAGCAGGAGAAGGAAGCCAAGAACAAGCGGAGGATGGGCCTCGGTGTCACAGGGCTCGCCAATGCCCTCGAAGCCCTCGGACTTCCCTATGGCTCCGCGGACTTCGTGATCGAGCAGGAGAAAATCCTCAAGACGATCATGATGGCCTCCTACTGGGCGAGCGTGTGGCTCTCCGAGGAGAAGGGTCCCTTCCCGGCCTACGACAGTCAGTCCTACCTGCGGAGCGGCTTCCTGCAACGCTCAGACCTCGATGAGCTCCGGCACGGCATCCGCCGGCACGGCATCCGGAACAGCCACCTGATCTCGATCGCGCCCACGGGGACGATCTCCCTGTGCGCTGACAACGTGAGCAGTGGCATTGAACCTGTGTTCGCCTACGAGCAGGACAGGGTCTACTGGGGCCCGGACGGCCCGGTGACAGTCCACCTGCAGGATTACGGCCTCGATCGGTTGGGTGTCCGCGGGAAGCGTGCGGCGGAAGTGACGAAGGACGAGCACCTGAGCGTCCTGAAGTGCGCTGCCCGCTGGACCGACAGCGCAGTCAGCAAGACGATCAACCTGACGGGCGCCATGCCGTGGGACACGTTCCAGTCGGTCTTCTTCGAGGCATGGGAGGCGGGCGTCAAGGGCTGCACGGTCTTCAACGTCGACGGCAAGCGGAACGCCATTCTGACCAGCACGGACGAGGAAGGATCCTCCTGCCGGATCGACAGCGAGACCGGACGTCGGGAGTGTGAATAATGCCTGACGACCGCCAGTTCCAGATCGAGGAGCAGCGAGCACGCATGCAGGACAACCTGCGAAATGCGACTGGCGCGATCATGCTGACGGTTGGCGTGGCGAACGCGGGTGTCTCCTTTATGAACCTGAACGACATCGAGCTGCTGGGTGCGTGCGAGGCCCTGAAGCTCTTCGTCCTGCAGCACATGGATGAGGTGTTTCTCAATGACCCCGGCACAGACGACGATCGTTGAGCTGGAGCGCTTCGAGCGCTTCGTGAGAGAGCGGGAGCTCGTTCGTACCAAGAAGGAGTACGGCGAGAAGGGTCACCTGACCGAGGACCCACGCCTGCGGTATTTCTGGTTCCCGAACATCCGCCGGGAGGACGATCCAACGACCGTCTGGTTCCGCGCGGCGGTCCGGGACCGGATCTCGGACCCCGAGAAGCTCCTGCTGGCGATCATCGCCTTCAGGTGCTTCGGAAGGGTCGAAACCGGGGAGTACCTGCGGGAGATGATGATCAGGCAGGGGTACGACACGGGCATGATGCTCAGTGCGCTCGGGCCGCAGACTTTCCCGCTGTTCAATTCGCGCTGGACACTCTACAAAGGACCTGCTACACTCGCAGCGGTCGCGAAGATCATGGAGCAGATCCCTGAGCGTCCGGACGTCGTCTGTCAGCTTGAAGGGTCGATGGCTGAGGCTTGGCAAGCCCTCCAGCTCATCAAGGGTCTGACACCCACGTTGGCGTACGAGATCGTCTGCGATCTCGGCCGCACCGGGTGGCTCCTGCAGGCCAAGGATCGCATGACGTGGGCTGCTCCGACCTCCGCTGCATGCGGGGGAGTTGGGATCCTGTTGGGTCAACAGCTGAGCCATACGCGCCCACAAGACCAGCAGGCCGCGGTCCGCATGATGCGCGCCCTGCTTTCGATCGACCCAGCATGGGAGATGAGCGAAGCACAGCGGGCCGTGAGCCTCTTCTACGTGTGGGCCCGCAACACCAAGCCGACGAGGAGCTACCAATGGAAGTGATCAAGGCGCGGAACCTCCAGACCGCCATGCCGGCGATTCTGGATCTCCTGTACGCCCGCGGTGAGCGCAAGGACGGGCAGCTGGTCTACCGGCAGCCGGTCAGCGTGACCTTCGAGAAGCCCGACGAGCGCCTGCTGTTCTGGCCCGGGTACAAGCTGAACCCGGCCAAGCAGCTGCATCAGGCTTACGCCAGTCTGGGGACCGCCGAAGCGGGGATCCCGCAGGTGGCCCAACAGATCCTGACGGGGACCGGCCAGTTCCTGTTCAGCACGCCCATCCTCGTGATGCGGTCGGTCATCTCGGACGAGGGACGGCTGGAGTCGTATGCTGTCGTGGCGAACTCGGACCCGATGGTGGGCGTCGCCGGCCAGCTGGGGCTGCAGCTGTCGATCCTGCACGAGCTGCTGGCTCTGGCAAGCAGGAAGCGGCTCGGGAAGCTCACGATCCAGCACATGGACCTGAGTGCCCCGGAAGAGCGTGTCTGCATGCTGATGCAGAACTCCCTGCAGGATCGCGCTGGAGACCCCTACAGCACGGGAGAGGCCAAACCCCGCGGTCTGGACGCCGATCTGGAGATGACGGCAGCCCTGAGTGCTCCGTTGGGCCTCAAGAGCAAGTGGACGCGCCACGTGTTCGTTCCCCTGCAGGAAGTCGGCGCGCTCGTGGACGAAAAGCCCAATGAGGCGCGCAAGCAGCTGGGCCGCATCAAGGCGGGCGACTGGCGCCTCGCGATGGAGCGCTTCCTTGGATAATGGGCTTCAGCTCCCGCTGTTCGAGACCAACTCGAACTGGCGCCCTCCCCGGCTCGACGATCTGCCGAGCTGGAAGGGCGCCAAGCGGATCGGCATCGACATCGAGACGTACGACCCGCACCTGAAGAAGACGGGCCCGAGCGTTCGCACAGGTGGCTACATCGTCGGCGTCTCCTTCTGCTTGGAAGGGCAGGAGCCCTACTACCTGCCCATCCGGCACCTCGGCGGGGACAACCTGCCGATCGACCAGACCCTCTTCTACCTGCGCTCACAGGCGAAGGAGTACCCCGGGACGATCGTAGGAGCCAACTTCCAGTACGATCTCGACTTCCTCGCCGAGGAGCGTGTGCTGTTCCCACAGGTCCGCCACATCCGGGACATCCAGATCGCCGATCCTATCCTCTACGAGCTGCACAACAGCTACTCCCTCGACTCGATTGCCAAACGCTGGGGCTTTCTGGGCAAGAGTGAGTCTCTCCTGCGGCGGGCCGCGGCGGACTACGGTCTGGACCCCAAGAAGGACATGTGGAAGCTGCCGGCACGCTACGTGGGCGAGTACGCAGCGGACGATGCGAAGCTGGCTGTCGACATCATCGCGAAACAGGAGGAGCAGATCGAACGGGAGAAGCTGTGGGGGGTCTACGACCTCGAAAGCCGCCTGCAGCCGGTCCTGCTCAAGATGCGGCGCCGTGGGGTGAAGATCGACCAGTCCAAGCTGGCCCACATTGAGACGTGGTCCCTTGAACAGGAGCGGCTGATCTGCGCGGAGCTCACGCGCCGGACGGGCGTCCAGTTCAAAGTGGGCGACGTGAACAAGAAGGTCAAGCTGGAGGCCGTCCTGCAGCAGATCGGGGTGCGCTTCCGTCGCACGGCGACGGGGCAGGTCCAAATCGACAGTGACTTCCTGCACCAGATCGACCATCCAGTGGCTGAGCTCGTCCTGAGCGGCAAGAAGATGAACAAGCTGCGGACCACCTTCGTCAAGTCGGTGCAGACGCACATGGTCAACGGCCGAATCCACTGCACATTCAACCAGCTGCGGCACACACGTGAGCAGGGTGATCAGAGCGGTGCCCGTTACGGCCGAACGTCGAGCAGCAATCCAAACCTGCAGCAACAGCCTGCCCGGGATGAGTTCGCCAAGATGTGGCGCTCGATCTACGTGCCGGACGAGCCGGGCCAGCTGTGGCTTGCGGCCGACTACTCGCAGCAGGAGCCCCGGATGCTCATCCACTTCGCCGAGCTCACGCAGCTGCGTGGGGCGACGAAGGCCGCGGACGCCTACAGGAACGATCCGAGCACGGACAACCACCAGATGATGGCCGACATGGCCTCGATCGAGCGCAAGAAGGCCAAGACGATCTTCCTCGGGCTCTGCTACGGCATGGGCAGCGGCAAGCTCGCCAAGAACCTCGGGCTTCCCACGACCACGGCACGCAGGCCCGACGGCTCGACCTACTTGATCGCTGGACAGGAAGGGCAGGCCCTGTTCGACCGCTTCGATAACGCGGTCCCCTTCGTGCGGCTGCTGGCGCGACGTTGCGAGCGACGGGCAGCCCTGAGGGGCTTCATCACGACCCTGCTGGGGCGCCGTTGCCGGTTCCCGGTCAACGTGATGGGTCAGTACGAGTGGACGCACAAGGCCCTCAACCGCTTGATCCAAGGCAGCAGTGCGGACCAGACCAAGCTCGCGATGGTGGAGATCGACGCCGCGGGGGAGCCTATCCACATCCAAGTCCACGACGAGATCGGCACGAGTGTGCAGGACCGGGCACAGGCCCGCCGGATCGCTGACATCATGGAGACCTGCATCCCGCTGCGGGTCCCGTCGAAGGTCGACATTGAGTTGGGCCCAAACTGGGGAGAAGCGGTATGAGCGACGACCTCCGAAACGCCTACGCCGACGGGCAGCAGGCTCGGCACAATCGGGTCCTGTTGGAGGACTGCCCGCACGTGGGAGGGCTCGAATCCGCATGGAAGGACGGCTGGCGTGGCGCTGATGCCGACATCGAGACCAGCAGGCTCATCTCTGAGGGAGTCTCCGTCGTGGTCAGTGAGATCTGCGACTTCCTGACCCGCAAGGCTGAGCGCTCCGCGGAGATGAACGACCCGAAGGGCGCCCTGCTCTTCGAGACGCTCGTGGAGTACATCAACAGCGAATGGGGAACGCACCAATGAAGATCTACCTCTGCGGCGGCTTCGGCGACTGGCAGGACATCGTTGCGACCGAGGTCAGGCGACTGCGCCCTGACGCGGACGTCTTCGACCCCAGCCAGCACAAGCTGCACGATCCGAAGTTCTACACGCAGCAGGACCTCGCCAACTTGCTGGACTGCGACATCGTGATCGCCTACATGCAGGTCACCAACCCGGGCTACGCCAATCTCGCCTTCGAGTTGGGCTTCGCGTACGCCCACGGGAAGAAGATCCTGCTGGTCAACGAGAAAGGCCAGCGGTTCGCCGAGATGATGCACCAAGTGGCCGACAACTTCGGCGATCTCGCCGGCGTGCTGGCTGCGCTCCCCCTGATCGAGGAGTTCCGTCGTGAATAACCAGTGGTTCACTCGCATGATCGCTCTGGCTGATTCTGTTGCTGGCTGGTCCAAGGACCCCTCAACCAAGGTCGGCTGCATCCTCGTAGAGCCCAACAGCATGACCGTCGTCTCGATGGGATTCAATGGCTTCCCCCGCGGCGTGCGTGAGCGGGAGCAGATCGAAGTCGAGGCGTTCCACGGCCGTCTCCAGCTGGTCCAGACCAACACTCTCGACCCGGTCCGCTGGGCACGCCCGCTGAAGTACCAGTTCGTGGAGCACGCCGAGCGGAACGCCATCTTCAACGCCGCACGCATCGGTGTGAAGACAGAGGGCTGCTGGGCCTTCATGAACTTCATGCCGACACCCTGCGCGGACTGCGCTCGCGCGCTGATTCAGGCGGGCATCGTGAAAATCATCGGCTCGGACCGCCCGTTCCCGGGTGTCGGCGCCGGAGTCCACTACCACATCGACGAGACGTCCAAGCAGATGCTGAAGGAGGGCGGCGTCGAGACGCTGACGGTGCCCACGAGGTGAGCGAATCCAACATGCGGCAGGAGCTGGTGAAGCTCCTGAAGCCCATTGGGGCGATGGCCGTTGAAAACCGAGTCCTGCCCGGGACGCCCGACGTCAACTACATCGAGGGCTGGATCGAGCTCAAGTGGCTGCGTTCGTGGCCGGTTGGGGCCGATACCGTCGTCCGGATTGAACACTTCACCCCCCAGCAGCGGGTCTGGCACTTCCGCCGGCGGCGCGCTGGTGGGCAGTCGTGGTTCCTGCTGCGCTGCAAGCGGGAATGGCTCCTTCTGGATGGGGCGGTCGCCGCTCTGGTCGTGTGCCATGCGACCCGAGCTCAGCTCATCGAACGGGCCGAGCTCTACTTTTCGACTGGACTTGAGGTTCCAACTCTGGTAGACTGTCTGCGGCGGCGCCAGCTGCCCTATTCCTTCACACCCGAAGAGATCAGTCAGCTGAGGGATCTATGAACTCGATCGGCTTCCTAAAGAAGTTCCATCCGGGCCGTGTGTGGGTACTGACAGCCATCGCCTCCGATCGTAAGGGGATCGAGACGAAGGCCTTCACAGATGAGGCCGCCGCGGCTGACTGGATCGCCCAGAACAACGGCCAGCGCAACCTCTACTTCTCGGTGGGTGAGGTGATCGAGGCTGAGGACAAGAAGGCCGAGCGCGAGAACATCGAGGCCGTCCACTGGCTCCATGTGGACATCGACGCTGGTCCGGGTGATCTGCTGGCCGAACTGGAGCGGATCAAGCAGCTGGTCACGGCGCGTCTCCCTGCTGGCGTACCGAAGCCCACGTGCGTCGTGTTCTCGGGCGGCGGGTATCAGGCCTTCTGGCGCCTGAAGGAGCCCATCCCCATTCACGGGAACGTCGAGGCATACGAGCACGCGGCGAGGTACAACAAGCAACTGGAGCTCCTG